CAGTCTACTGAGGTAACTGAAGAGATAGTTAACCTAAGTAATTTAGATGTAGCCAGAGGTCTTTTCCCAGATTTAGCCCAAGGCAAGACTGGCCAAAGAATAGATACTGAGAAGTTGGCTTCACTACAATACCTTGCTGGTAGAGGTGTATCTTTAGTTCACTTTGAGAACTTTGTTCAACGTTTCTATGGTAATACTAGAAAGAATAAGGGTATTGCTGAAGACCTTAAGTTTAACCCAGTTGCTGCATTTGTGGCAAGCAATGGTTTAAGAACTGAACGTGATTATGTTGGTGCTAAAACTTACTTATTACAACAGGTGGGTCTATCAAAAAATACAGACTTACTAGGTAAATTTGATGAAGATGTTATACCTACATTAAGCGCAAACATTACGCATTCAGTTAAAGATGCAGAAGCATTAAAGAGTTTCTTGGGTATGACAGCCCATACCAGTGCTTTGCGTCTACAGGGATTAGACGATATAGAGATTGCTGAAGTTTTAATAGACCGTATTCTTTTAGATATGCGTCAAACTTTTCATGGTAGTGCAGATAACTTTAACGAAGCATTATTCTCTAAGTTAAAATCTAACTATGATAATTTAGTAAAAGAAGAATTAAGTAGCGGAAACAGAATATCTAATAAGGCTCAAAAGGCAGCACAAAATTTAACCTTTGAAGAGTTTGAAGAATTAACTAAAGGTTTTCAACCTAAAGGTAAATTGTTTACTACCCTTGAGGGACCAGGTATTTCTGATATGGAAAGTGCTTATCAAAAACTTGGTAATGGTATGATGGAATTAATGGATAACCAAGTAACTGGTATCCTACGTCAACCAATTGTAATGATTAAATACTTAGATGTTCGTAAGAAGTATGCTGAAGCAGAAAAGCAAATGGCTAGAAAACTTTATCTTGATAAGTTATCCCAATACCAGGATGAAGGTAAAGTCATTGGAGAAAGAGTTAAGGGCGAGATTCTTGAAGATACAAAACAGCATGCTCAGAAACTTATAACAGAAATATCCGTCCAAGAAGCATCAGATGCTGTATTACAGTTTGTTGATAACCCTAATGTTAGAACTAATTTTGCCGTAGCAGTTCGCAATACTGGTCGTTATTACCGTGCTACTGAGGATTTCTGGCGCAGAGTTTATCGTTTAAAGAACATAGCACCAAGAGTTTTATACCGTATGCGATTAATGCATCTTGGTTTAGATGCTGCTGGTGGTGTATATAAAGATAACAATGGCGAACCATATATCATGATGCCAACAGATAATGTTATATTTGGTGTTGTAGATGCAACAGTTCGTGCTTTAGGACCAGGTGAAGAAAGTTTTAAACAGCCAAAGTTTAATGAGTTTACATTTAAACTAACTTTGGCTAACCCTTCATTCAGCCCAGATGCTGGTATGCCTACCCTTTCTGGACCAATTGGTGCATTAAGCGTACTTACTATGAAGGCTTTACTAGGTAAAGTACCAGCAACAAAAGAGTTATCTGAAGAATTAGATAACTATGCATTAGGTGATATAGGCGATGGCATGACAGTAATGCGTGCTTTAGTTCCTTCATCATTGCAGAAGTTATATTCTTTAGCACCTAAAGATGAAAAAGATAGGCAAGAATCTACTGCAGCAATGCAGGCTATTGCTTATAACCAAGCCTTTAATACTGATGAGCAGATGGCTAAGTACTTAGACCCTAATGCATCAGCAGAGGATAAGTATAACTACTTGAAGCAGATTAGAATATCTGCTCACAATGTTGTTGTAATGCGTTCTCTTATTGGATTGTTCTCTCCAATAGCACCATCTTTACAGGAGAGTATCAACGTTCCAGACTATCTTAAAGAGGTAGGTATAACTGGATTACGTCCAGAGTTTTATGACTTAGTAAATGCAGTAACTCAAAAGTATAAGGGCGATGTTCAAGACCCATATGAGTTAGCAGTTGCTACATTTGTTGGTAAGAATCCAGGTAAGTTAATCTATACCGTTGCCCGTAATGAGAAGCAGACTAATGTAGTTATTCAAAAGACTAAGGCTGTTAAGTCATGGGCTATACAAAATTCAACTAATGTTAAAAAGTATGGCGAAGCAGCATGGATACTAGCCCCACATGCGGGAGAGTTTGATGCTCCAACTTATGCTTATCTAGAAGCAGCAGGATTACTAGAGGATAAATCTTTAGAAAGATACTATCTAGATGTTTTGGTGGCTAAAGATAAACAGGCTTACTATGATATTGGTAAAGAAGAAAAAGAATTCTTAAAGTCAACACCTAGCATTAGTGCTCGTAGAGCAAAGATTGCTGACTCAACTAGAAGGCGTTCATTACTTAAAGCATCTAATCCATTGCTAGAAGCAGCCCTGGTGGCTGGAGGTAATGAGGTAGCAACAGAGTTGAATATGTTGGCTAACGTTGAAGAGATGATTAAGGATTCATCTATAAGTATGCCAGCAGGAACACGTCAAAGATTAGCAATGGTTACATCAAGAGTCCGTCAGTTTGTATCTTTGGCCAATGATGCTTCGCTTCGTGAGGCAGACAACTTTGCTGATATTAAAAGAAGTTTCAGAGATGAATTAGAAAACTTAATTGCAAGTTTAAGTTCTGGAGATGCTGTCTTAACAGAAGCAAGCAGAGCAATATTTAAATCAATTCTTGGTTACTACTCCCGAGATACTTACACTGCTAAAACATATAAAGGATACTAATGGCTGAATTAACAGAACGTGAGTTGAGAGACAAGCAAAGAGGTCTTGAATCATTAAATGCCCGTGACTTAAAGGACATACAACTTCAACGCCAGCAAATGGCTATTTGGAGAGATGATGATAGGCCAAGTGCTGTTACTAGATTTAATAATGCAAAGAATAAATTAGATGAATTAAGCGATACTATTGAAACCCGTAAGGCTCAAATAGAATCAATTAAAACTGACTTGTTAGATATTGCTGATAAAAAATCAGCAGAAAAAAGAACTAAAGATATTACTGCTAAAGAAAAAGAATTAGCAGTTGCAGAAGAAACTAGAGATACTGCTAGAGCAGAAACTCTTAGAACACAAATAAAAACTTTAAAAGAACAGCAATCTACTGATACTAAAGGCATGGCTGGGAATGAAGAATATGCAGGAGATAATGAGTTTGTAAAGGATGTTAATGCCAAAGGTTTAAAGGTAACAGTTAACCCAGATGATGGTGGTAGTTGGGTTAGTGGTACTGAAGGCGATGCTCAAGTTCAACAGTATATTTATATTGGTGAAGAAAGTAGACCCGTAGAAACCGTAGGTGGTAAATTAAGAAGAGGTGGCTCATCTACCCCTTATACTCCATCTACATCTAACTTTGATGCTTTAAGAAAAAGAGTTATAGAAGATGCTGTTAAATCCCCTCGTGGTCTAAAAGGTTTATTTGATGACTTAAGAGGTGCTGGTCTTAGAATACCTCAAGTTGATTATGACAGACTTGATACTACTAGTACTAGTTTTGGTAAAGCATTATCTTTTGCATTGCAAAAACATACTAAGGTAATGGTAAATGATTTAGAACTTAATAAGAATAATCAACCAAAATCTTTCTTTAAGTATTTACAAGAGGACCTTAAAGATGAAGGTATAGGTGGACCTCAAGTATCTTATGATGAATACGTAACTAAAGTAGATGAAGCAGAGTCTGACCTAAATAGATTCTTTATGGAATATGTAGGCAGAGGCGCTACAGATGAAGAACAAAAAAGATATTACAAACAATTAAGAGCATTGGAAAAAAAGAATGCTCAGGTTACTACAACTAGTGAAACAGATTCTGGCGGTACTTCAAGAAGAGTCACTGGTGAGTATCAATTAGATACTGAGGATATATTACAATTACAGCGCAAGATTGCTGGTAAAGCACTTGATGGTTCTGACATTGATGTAATATTAAAAGGTGGCAGCAAGGCTGCTCAGGATGTTAATAACGTATTATCCTATGCTAAGAGTTATGGAGTAGCCTTAACTAACAAGGATGCTTTGCGGTATGTATCAGGTTCATTAAAAAATAATGAAAGAGATACTAAAGCAATCCAAGCAAAATTACTTGCAGTATCTAAGGCTACCTATTCTAACCTAGCAGATGTTCTATCTGATACTGTTGACTTAGATGACCTATCTGCTAACTATAAATATACAATGCGACAGATACTAGAGATACCTGAATCACAAATTGATACCATGAATCCAACAATTCAAATGGCACTTAAGAACAATGGAAACAAAGGAGCAATGAACTTGACTGAATTTGAACGTGCTCTTAAGAAGGACCCACGTTGGGCTAATACTTCAAATGCCCTAGAAACTGCAGCAGGATATGCAAATAATATTCTGCGTAACTTTGGATTGATAGCATAATGGCAACTGGCGGAGGAAAGAAAAGCACAAAACCTGCGGCTAAGCCAGCAGCCCCTGCAACAAAGTCATCTGGTGCTGCACCTAAAGGTGGCGGTAAAGCAGCAACTGGAAGTAAATTAGTTCAACCTACTAAACAACAGCCTATTAAAGGTGGTGGTACTTCAGCCTTTGATAAGCAATTTGCTGCAGGTATGAAACAAATAGAGGCTGATAAGAAAAAACTTCAAGAATTAATAGACCAATATAATAAAGGTCTTGTTAGTGGCGGAGAAGATACTGGTGAAGAAAAAGGTGGCGGAGAAGACCCTGCTCTAGCCTATGCCAAAATGCAAGATGAGAAGGCGAGACGAAATGCTTTTGCTCTCCTTAAAGATGTATTTACCCAGTATGGTTTAAGTGAATTAGCCAGCACAATAGAAACTTTAATGAAGGAAGGTTATGAAGCGGAAGAGGCAACTCTTGCTTTAAAGACTGACCCAAGATACAACAAGGCTTATATTACTAGATTTAAAGGAAATGAATTAAGACGTTCTTCTGGATTAAATGTATTAAGTGAGGCTGAGTATTTAGCACTGGAAGATGATTATACTAGAACTCTTAAATCATATGGTCTTGAAAATTATTTTGGTGTAGATAGAACTGTTAAACAATCGGCCATAGCCGATGTTATTGGTGCTGATATATCTTCTGTTGAATTTACTGAAAGAGTATCTACTGCGGTAGATAGAGTTAAGATGGCTGACCAAGCAACTAAGGATGCATTCCAACAATTCTATGGTATTGGCGAAGCAGACCTTGTTCAGTATTTCTTAGACCCTAAAAAGGCTTTAGTAAATCTTAAAGAAAAGGCTGTCTCTGCTGAAATTGGTGGTGCAGCAATTGGTCAAGGATTAGCAGCAACTGCTACAAGCGCTCAAGATTTGGCTAGATATGGTATTAGTAGAGAACAGGCACAAATAGGTTATAGAACTATTGCCGAAGAACTTCCTACTGCTACTAAATTAGGTCAGATTTATGATGAAGAAGGAATTACATACGGACAAACTGAAGCAGAGCAAGCAACCTTTAAAGGTTTAGCATCTGCTAAACGTAAGAGACAACAACTTGTTTCCCGTGAAGAAGCCGCCTTCCAAGGTTCATCTGGAACTGCATTAAGTTCTGGTGCTTTATCAACACAATACTTACGTAGAACATCCTCTGGAGGACAGTTCTAAAATAGATTCCCTACACGGATATACCAGCCCCGTGAGGTGTATAAGACTGGGAGTAGAAGCCAGCCAGTTTCCCCGAACTGAACTGCGGTCTACGAACTACAACGAATAGAAAGGGTGGTTGCTATGAGCAACAATTACTGGGAAGACGAAGACGAAGACCAAGATAACGATACACCTCTGCAAGGTGATGACTTAGTTAAGAAACTAAGAAAAGCCAAACGTGCAGATGAGAAGCGTATCAAGGAACTTACTGAGCAACTTGAGGGATTATCCAAGGTGCAGCGTGAGAGAGTCGTCAAAGAAGTCCTAGAGAAAAAAGGTGTAAACCTTAAAGCAGCAAGACTAGTACTAAAAGACTTAGATGATGTTAACGAGGAGACAGTTTCGCACTGGCTTGATGATAACGCAGATTTGTTTGGAATAAATGTTCCTGCTCAGTCTAATGCAGATAACGCATCCCTTGCGGCATTACGCCAACAGGATGTAGTTACTCAAGGTGCGGTTACACCAGACCGTGAGCAAGACTTCAACACAAGGATTGACAATGCTCAATCCGCTGATGAACTCATTGCATTATTGCGGTCACAATAATTTAATTCCGTTCATAGTCACTTGGAGGTGACGAAATGCCTACAGTAAATTACACAACCACAGGTTCTTCCTCTCTTGGAGGTACCGCTGGTAGTGCTGGCCTAGTCCAGAAGGCGTATGACCGTCTTCTAGAATTCGCTCTCCGTTCTGAACCACTAATTCGTTCAGTAGCAGATAAGCGTCCAGCACGTCAAGCAATTCCAGGTTCAACAGTTGTTCTACAACGCTATGTTGACCTAGCAACATCAACAACACCACTGACTGAGACAGATGATGTCGATTCAGTAGCGTTGTCAACACCAACCTCAGTAACCATTACTCTTGCAGAGTACGGTAACTCAGTGTTGGTAACACGTGCGTTGGAACTATTCAGCCTTGCTGATGTAGACCCAGCAATCGCAAACATTATCGCTTACAACCTAGCAGATTCTATTGACTCCGTAGCAATGACAACATTGCGTGGCGGTTCAAACGTAATCTACTCAGGTTCAACAGCAACTTCAACTGCAACAATTACTGCAGCAGCAACTCTAAGTTCTGCTAACGTTTTAAGAGCAGTTGCAAAACTACGTGCTAACAAAGCAGTACCTCGTAAGGGTACAAACTTCTGGGCTGGTATTCACCCAGAGGTATCACATGATTTCCGTCTTGCTACTGACACAGGTAACTGGTTAGTACCAAACCAATATGGTGCTTCACAGGACCGTGTTTGGGCAGGAGAGATTGGTGTATACGGCGGAGCATACTTCGTAGAAACTCCACGTATGTACAAGGCACAAGATGGTTCTGGTGGAACCGCTGCTAACAGCGTATACCGCACAATTATTTGCGGACAGCAAGCACTTGCTGAGGCTGTGGCAGAAGAGCCACATACAGTTATCGGACCAGTAGTAGACCGCTTAATGCGTCATCGCCCAATGGGTTGGTACGGCGTATTAGGATTTGCTCGCTACCGTGAAGAGGCTCTATTCAGAATCGAATCAGGTTCTTCAATCGCTGCTTAGTTGATTGATACATTAGCACTGTTTATACGGCGAATACGTTGCAGTGCTAATGGATAAGTTCATTAAGGAGAACAATGACAAACTATTTATTTAAGACACCAAATGTAGAAGAGGGACCAGCAGGTAATCACAGACTGTTCTACTTTTATAAACTAAATAAAGGTATTAGTATTGCTAAATCTGGTGCTACTTATAAACAAGTAAGATATCCAGTTGATTCAGATATAACAGAGTATGATGAATTTTATCGTGGTGGTTATACCCATACCGTTGACGATGCAACTAGAGCAGCATTAATTGCTGGGAATGTTGGCGTTACTTCAGCCAACTTTACAGCACTATGAGTTTACATCAAGAAAGAACACATCCAGAGTTTGTAGAAGGATGTTTTGGTTGCAAGATTGGCACTCTTGAGTTAGCCCCAGGAGATGCCAGAAAACCAATAGCCCAGAAGAAATGGGATGGAGAATTGGCTGCCTATCGTGCTGCAAGAGCAGAAGGTATCCAACCAGGGGGGACAACTTGGCGGCAGATTAATGCAGCACGGGAAGCCTCTGAAAAGTTAAACAAACCATATGATGCAAACACTATGCCAGCGGCACAAAAAATAGACCAACGGGTAGCAAACACAATGCGAGAGGTAGGAATGTAATGCCAAAAGTAGGAAAGAAAAAGTTCCCATACACAGCCAAGGGAAAGGCTGCAGCCAAGGCTTATGCTAAAGGCGAGAAGATGGAATCCAAGTCTGAGAAGATGATGGAAATGCGTAAAGGTATGAAGAAAAAGAAGAAGAAGTAACATGGCTCTTAAAGATGTTCCTAAGAAAAAGGTTAGAAACTTAGACCCTAAGTTTAGTGTACCTTTAAAAAGTAAAAAAAGAGTACCTAAAATAATTAAAGGTAAAGATGCTATTAAAGCATTTGAAAAAGAAATATCTCCTAGAGGTATGGCTAAGACTAAAGCAGAACAAACTGCAGCACTTGATAAGTTAATGAAAAAGCGCTATGGAAAGAAGAAGTAATGAAAGCCAAAAAAGGAATGGGCTTCAAAGCAGCCCAGAAACAGATTGCGAAGAAGCAAGGAATATCTATGGTAGGTGCTGGAGCAATCTTGGCTGCGGGTGCAAGGAAAGCAAGTAAGGCTGCTAAGAAAAGAAACCCTAATTTATTAAAGGTTAAGGGTATGAGAAAAACAGGACGAGGAAAGTAATGTCATCTGGCCAATACAAACGACATGATGGATTTAATCCAATACAGATTAAAAACGGACTTATTGTGCGTATTGGCAAGAATGGCATAGTCAGACAAGTACTAGGAAAGTATGGGGAATATGGTAAAAAAGAAAGACTCAAGACTCTCTAGGGCTGGAGTATCTGGTTTTAATAAACCAAAGCGTACTCCTAATCATCCTAAGAAATCACATGTAGTTGTGGCTAAAGTTGGTACTCAAGTAAAGACAATTAGATTTGGTGAACAAGGTGCTAGCACTGCTGGTAAACCAAAGGCTGGTGAGTCTGAGCGTATGAGGATGAAACGTAAATCTTTTAAAGCAAGACATTCTAAAAACATTGCTAAAGGCAAAATGTCTGCAGCATACTGGGCAGATAAGGTTAAGTGGTAATGTCTTATACTAATCCTGAACTTAGAAACCGTATTAAAAATCGTATTATGGCTGGTTCTAAGGGTGGTAAACCTGGACAATGGTCTGCACGTAAAGCCCAACTTGTAGCACTTGCATACAAGAAGGCTGGTGGTGGCTACTCAGGTGGTAAAAGTAGTAAGCAAAAATCTTTATCTAAGTGGACCAAAGAAGATTGGGGCACTAAGTCTGGTAAGCCTAGTACTCAGGGCAGTAAGGCTACTGGTGAAAGATACTTGCCTAAGAAAGCAAGACAAGCGTTATCTTCATCTGAATATGCAGCAACTAGCAAGGCTAAACGTGAAGGTATGAAAAAGGGTAAGCAGTTTGTAAAACAACCTAAATCAATAGCAAAGAAGACATCAAAGTATAGATAGGGACATAGGGGACTATGAGTAAAAAAGATTCTATTGCACTAGTTTGGTGCGACAATGGAATGGTAGACGGAAAGTTTATGCAAGGCGTAACAGATGTATTGTTAAAGTCTGGCGTAGAGTTTGCTACATCATTGCGAAGTCAAGGCAATCAAATTGCTAGACAAAGACAGACAGTAATCGATTACTGGTATGACAAGACTGATTATGAATGGCTACTATGGGTAGACTCAGATGTAGTAATTAGTCCAGAAAAGTTTAAATTATTATGGGATAACAGAGACATTGAAAAACGTCCTATTATTACTGGAATATATTTTACTACAGATAATCCAGAAGAACCATTAATGATTCCAATGCCTACAATCTTTAACTTTATAGTTGGAGATGAAGGTGGCTTTGGTTTAACAAGAGTTCACCCAATGCCAGTTAATCAACTTATTAAAGTTGATGCAGCAGGTATGGGATTTGTATTAATGCACCGAAGTATTGTACCTAAAGTTCGTGAAGTATCCGTTGATGGTCAAATATTTATGGAGATGGGTAGAGGAACTAAGTTTATAGGTGAAGATATATTCTTCTTTGCTTTATGTGATAAGGCTGAGGTTCCACTCTATGCCCATACAGGAGCACTAGCCCCGCATATGAAGCGGTTCTCATTTGATGAACATTACTACAATGCATTTTTTGGCAAACCTAAAGAAGAACCTAAATCAAAGTTAATTACACCCGACAAGAAAATCATTACACCTAGATAATAAAGGAAGATATGACAACTACCCTATCGAATATAATGGATGAAATCCAGATTAATTTGGCTGGATATACATACCAACAAGATAGAGCAACTCACTTAACTAGTGCAGTTACTACTCTAACATCACCATCATCTTCACCTACTATTTTATCTTTAGGTTCTACTGAGAATCTAGGTAAAGGTGTAGTTGAGATTGATGAAGAGTTAATGTGGGTAGATTCATTTGACCGTATTGCTAATACAGCCACTGTAGCCCCATATGGTCGTGGCTATTTAGGAACTACTGCTGCTACTCATACAGCAGATACTAAGGTTACTATCTCTCCTACCTTCCCACGTCACGTAATTAAACGTGCAGTTAATGACACTATTAAAGCAATGGGCGCTACTATATTTGCAGTAAATAACACTTCATTTACTTACAATGCAGCAATTACTACATATGCATTTGCTAACTTAGATATAGATAATATCCTAACAATTATGTGGCAAGAGATTGGTCCATCTAAAGAATGGATACCAGTGCGTAGATGGTCATTTGATTCTTTTGCTGAGCCTACAGCCTTTGGATTTTCTTCAACTGACGATGTTCAAACAGTAACCATTGGTGATTATATTACACCAGGTAGAACTGTAAAAATTGTTTATGCAACTGAGCCAATTGCTTTTACAACTAATTCTCAGGTGTTTACAACACAAACTGGACTACCAGAATCTTGCAAAGATGTGGTAGTACTTGGTGCTTCATACCGTTTGCTTACCTACCTTGACCCAGCACGTGCGGCTCAAGTTAGCCCACAAGCAGATGAAACAGATAGCAAGAGGCCATTTGGTTCTTCTCAGAATGCATCTCGTCAATTGCTAGCACTTTATACACAACGCCTCTCTGAGGAAACATCAAGACAACAAACCCAATATCCAATCCGCATCCACTACAGCCGATAGGTAACTAAATGACAACACGCAAATACTCCTCACGCTCACAACAGACAACCTTATCTGGAGCGTTAACTTCCTCTGGTACTACTGCAACTGTAGTGTCAGGAACTTCTTTACTAGGTGGAGCCACAATTTCTGCTGGCGAAATCTTTACGGTGGTGATAGACCCAGATACAGCGCTTGAAGAAATTGTAGATGTAACGGCGGTCTCAACTAACACTCTTACTATTGTTCGTGGTATTGATGGTTCATCTGGTGTAGCCCACTCTGCTGGTGCTGTAGTGCGCCATATGGCAATTGGTCGTGATTATCGTGAGGCTAATCAACACATCACTAATGAAACAACTGCACACGGATTAACTATTGCTAACGTAGTTGAAACTACAGATACTGGAACAGTAAGCACAACAATGCTTGCTAACAATGCAGTAACTACTGCAAAGATTACAGATGCAAATGTAACTACAGCCAAGATTGCTGACTCTGCTATTACCTCTGCTAAGATTGCTGACGGTACTATTGCTACTGATGATATAGCAGACTCTGCTATTACTAGTGGTAAAATTGCTACTGGTGCAGTAGGAACAACTAAGATTGATGACCTGTCAGTTACTACTGGTAAGATTGTTGATAGCGCAATAACTGCCGCCAAGATTGGCGCAGATGCTGTAACTACAGCGAAAATTCTTGATTCAAATGTTACTACCGCAAAGATAGCAGACAGTGCAGTTACCTCTGCGAAGATAGCAGATGGCACCATTGTTGCTGGAGACATAGCAGATGGTACTATTACTTCGGCTAAGATTGCTGATGGTACTATCGTTGCTGGTGATATAGCAGACGGAGCAGTTACATCCGCTAAAATCCTAGACGGTACAATTGTTAACGCAGATATCAATACATCTGCTCAGATTGCATATGGCAAACTTACTCTTACCAACTCAGTAGTTAATGCTGATATTGCTGCTGCTGCAGGTATTGAACTATCTAAGTTAGCCACAGACCCACTAGCCCGTGCTAACCATACAGGTACACAGACTGCCTCAACTATCTCAGATTTTAATACTGCAGTACGTACTAACCGTCTTGACCAGATGGCTGCACCTACTGGCTCAGTATCTCTTAACAGCCAGAAGATTACATCTTTGGCTACACCTACAGATAATACAGATGCTTCAACTAAGGCTTATGTAGATACATCTATTGCTAACCTTATTGCTGGTGCTCCTTCTACTCTTGATACTTTAGATGAGATTGCTGCAGCACTTGCTGACACAGCCAACTTCTCAGACACAGTAGTTCTTAAGTCAGGTTCTACAATGACTGGTAACCTAGCAATGGGTACTAATAAAGTAACTGGTCTTGGAACTCCTACAACATCTACAGATGCTGCAACTAAGGGGTATGTAGATACTGCTGCAATTGCACCAAGTAATCTAACTGGTCCTATTACATCTGTTGGTCCTGCAACTGCTATCGCTTCACAGACTGGTACTGGTACTAAGTTCGTAATGGATAATACTCCAACACTTATTACCCCAGTTCTTGGTGTAGCAACTGCTACATCTATCAATGGAACTACAATTCCATCAAGCAAGACTTTGGTTGCTACAGACTCAACTCAATATGTAGTACCTAGCCAGACTGGTAACTCTGGCAAGTATCTTAAGACAGATGGAACTACTTCATCTTGGCAGACTGTAGATAGCCTACCAAGCCAGACAAGTAACTCAGGTAAGTTTTTAACTACTGATGGAACTAATCCTTCTTGGGCAGTTGTTGCTGGTTCTCTAGCACAACCATCAGAGCCATCATCTCCTAGTGATGGACAAATCTGGGTAGATACAGATGGCAGCGTAGTTGGTCAAGCAGTAACTCGTTGGTCAAAGATTTACTCTGCTGGAGTTACGGCAGTATCTGGACTAGATGATAGTTCAGTTACCCTAACCTACACATCAGGATATGAGCAAGTATACCGTAATGGTGTGCTTCTATCTCGTGGTAATGACTACACAGCAACAACTGGTACTTCAATTACTTTAATTGATGCAACCCTTGCTAATGATGTTATTGAGGTAATTGGTAGTTCAGTGCTAGGAATAGCAGATGTATACACTCAGACTCAATCTAATGCTGCTTACATAGGTAAGGCATTGGTAGACGCTAAAGGTGATATTCTTACTGCAACCGCAGCGGACACACCTGCACGTCTTGCGGTTGGTGCCAACGATACAGTCCTCACTGCAGACTCAAGTACCGCTACTGGTTTGAAGTGGGCTGCTGTCGCTGGTTTTAGTCCATCAACAAGTATTGTTGCAACAAATCAAAATACAACTTCAACCAGTTATACAGATTTAGCAACTACTCAAAGCGTTACTTTAACAACAGGAACAAAAGCATTGTTGTTTTTTTCAGTAGGAACATATAACTTAACTAATTTTAAGAATCACCAAGTTGGAGTTGAAGTCAGTGGAGCAACGAGCATTTCACCTGGAACTCCTAATGGTCAAAGATATTATGCTACTGGTGGTGGCGGTCAAATTGGTTCTTATGAAGAATATACTTTAACAAAAGTTATTTATTACACTGGATTGACAGCGGGCTCAAATACATTCACCCTTAAATTTAAAATAAGTAGTGGCGATGGATATTTTTATGATAGATACTTAGTTGTAGCAGATATGGGGTCTTAATATGGCAATTACATCAAAAGAAATTAATTTATCACAATTAGATAAAGAATTAGGTGGTCAAGGATTAATCGCTGACTTTAATGACCCTAACAATAAAGTTATTAAACCAGCAGATAATTCAACCATATCAGAGTATGAACTTGAGGCTGCTATTAAAGCACACGTTGCTGGTCCAACTCAAGAACAAATCATACAACTCAACAGGGAACAAGGAATGGCTAAGTTAAAAGAACTTGGCTTTACAGATGCACAAATATCTGCACTACTAGGAGGCAACTAACCAATGGCCACAATCAGTAATACACCTAGACCAGGGTATGTATGGGACTCAACAGACAATGTTTGGTATCCTATAGGTACTGGTCCGCATACACACGCTGACTACATTACATCTGGCTCTGCAATCAATCCTAATATTGTAGATGCTAAGGGTGACATTATTGCAGCCACGGCTGCTGATACAGTTGCCAGACTTGCTGTTGGTGCTAATGACACAGTATTAACTGCAGACAGTTCAACCGCTACTGGCTTGAAATGGGCTACACCTTCTTCAGGTGGTATGACCCTCATTAGTACAACTTCCTTATCAGGTGCTTCAGTAACGATTTCATCAATTCCACAAACTTATAAATCTTTATATCTTTTAATTTATGGCGTTAGCAATGCAAGCGCAACAGGAGATTTTAGATTGAGGTTTAATGCATCAACAGGTTTTGATTATCATTTAAATGGTGCTGGAACTGGTGTAGTAATGAATGTGCAAGGCGAAGAGTATTTAGAGTTAAATGGTAATCAAACCAACCCTTTAAGAACTTCAACAAATAATTGTTTTGCCTTATTTGTGCAAAATTATACAAATAGTTCAAATTGGAAAGCATTTCAAGGTCACGCCTTATTTGAAAACTCAGGTGGTAAAACTTGTATTTATGGTGGTGGGTGGTCAGATAATAGCGCAGTGACTTCAATTGTTTTATTAAACTCAGGTGGTAACTTTTCAACAGGCACAGCCCTACTTTATGGAGTAAATTAAAATGGCTAAATCAACACGACCAATAGTCCGTATTCATAATATTGAAACCGATGAAGTAATTGACAGAGAAATGAATGATGCTGAGTTTGCTCAGTATGAGGCAGAGCAGGCAGCAAATGCTGCTAAGCAAGCCGAAGCAGATGCCAAGGCAGCACAACGCCAAGCACTACTAACTCGTCTTGGTATCACAGAAGAAGAAGCAAGAATCCTACTAGGAGGTAACTAATGCCAATAACTAAAGCATCAGGCAATTCGGTAACGGCTGCAGCCAAGGGTGACCTTGTTGTAGGTAATGCCACTAATGACTCTGGCGTTCTATCTGTAGGTGCTAACGATACTGTTCTCACTGCTGATAGTAGTACTGCTACAGGAGTTAAGTGGGCTGCTCTTCCTGCAAGTGGTAGTATGACTCAAATCGCAAGTGGCACATTATCAGGAACAACAGTTACAATTTCATCAATTCCATCAACTTATAAAGCAATTTCTTTGTGGATTATAAATATTTCCAACACAACTGGTGATGCTTCAAGAATGAGATTAAATGGTGATACTGGCAGCAATTACAGTTGGAACTCATTACAAAATATAGCGGGTCAAGATAGTGTTTCTTATATTGACATTCCAGGTGCAAATGACAACGCCAGTTGGTATTGGACTATGTATAATTATGCTTCAACAACAACCCCGCGCAAAGTTTTAAGTGGTGTTGCAAATGGTAGTGGTGCCAGTTTAAAACCTAATATTGCTAATGGCTTTTATATGCAAGGAACTGCATCTGCAATTAGTTCAATAACATTATACACAAATTCAACAGCCTTCACAGGTTCTTATATTCTTTATGGGGTGAACTAATATGACTAGACCAATAGTTAGAATACATAACGCTGAAACTAATGAAATAATTGATAGAGAAATGAATGATACTGAGTTTGCACAATATGAAATAGACCAAGCAAATGCAGTAGTAGAAAAAACCGAAGCGGAAGCCAAGGCAACTGCTAAAGCAGCACTTCTAGCACAACTAGGTATTACAGAAGAGCAAGCAAAACTTTTACTTTCTTAATCAAGGAGCACTGTGGATAATTATCCTTGCAAACTTTGCCCTAACCAAATGATGGTTATGGGCTACTGTGATGAACACTGGCAAGAAGTTAAAACAACTTGGTCACCAAAAGAAATGAGACAATCTTAAAAGATTGTTTTACAAATATTAATAACTAGTTAAGGAGCACTGTGGCTGGTCGTGATATAACCGAAGGTCGTGCAGAACGTGCCATTGCTGTTGATGTTGGTATCGTATCTACATCTCAATACTGGCAGAATACATCTGACTCATATGATGTAGCAGTTGGTGGACAACCATTTTTCTATGCCATAAATGACCAACGTCCATACATTAGACAGACTGCACCTTATAGAAAAGACCAGTTTGATAATGGAGCAGAGCCAGGCGAGCAATCACTTACTGGTTGGTGGATTAGAAGTCAGTCATCATTTCACGGTGGTGAGGGCATTAAGTTCTATGACCCATCTGCTGGTGAGACAGTTGCCCATAGATATACAGATAGCAAAGGCGTTAATGTCTGGACTAAAGGTGAGGTAACTCTACTTAAAGATGTTGCTATTGGTCACGTAACTACATATCCAATTGAATCTACCAGTGGTCGTTCACTCCAACAATTACGTTCTATTAAATGGGGCAGTAATGATGGAGTGCTATTGCACGATGGATATGATGTAGATAAAATTGATACAACTGGTACAGAGACTCACTTTATTGACTTTAATGCTGGTGCAGATGACAAAGTATATGCAATCTGTGATGATGGTACTTCAGCCTATTGGGTAACTAATGATACTGGTCCATCTGGAAAACTAGAAGTAAACTCAAAACCCTTAACTGGAAATGCGTCTACATCTAAGACAGTATTGTTTACCGCTGCTGGTATTACAGTGACTAATGCAACTATGGAATACGTTAAAGACCGTATTGTTATGGCTGCTAATAATAAGATATACGAGTTCTCTACATCAGCATCATCATTACCTACTGCTGTATATACACACTCTGATTCAGATATTATCTTTACCTCTATCACAGCATCAGGTCCTGCTATCTATATTGCTGGCTATAGTGGTATTCAATCATTTATATTTAAGTTTACCCTTAATACATCTGGCGTTATGCCAACCCTTACTACAGCCATTACTGCAGCAGAGATGCCAGTTGGCGAAAAAATACATAAAATTTATTACTATCTAGGTTATATGATGATAGGGACAAACAAGGGAATCCGTGCAGCAGTTGTCTCAGACCAAGACGGCTCCATAAACTATGGTCCACTAATTGTGGAAACTACTCAGCCTTGCTATGACTTTGCTGCACGAGACAGATTCGTCTGGTGTGCAACTAGCGTAGACGGTGAGCCAGGAGTTATTCGCATTGACCTTGGTAATGAAATAGAAACTTTACGTTTTGCTTACGCAAATGATTTATATTACTCAGGTGTATTAGGAGTAGAAACTACATCCTGTGCATTCTTAGGAGAGACTAACAGGCTTGCATTCTGTACAGAAGCAGTCGACCAAAAGTCTGTAACTAATAAAGAGCGTACTGGCACTACTGCAACTATTACATCTAATGCACACGGCTATGTTGCTGGAGATAAGATATATGTTATAGGTGTAGACACAGCACTAGATGGTGACTTTACTATTACCTCAGTAACTACAAATACAATTACCTATACAACTGCTACATCTGGAACTATTGCATCTACTGCAGTAACTACTGGATTTGTTGGTAAGCCTGGCTCTTCATATATAGAAGCAGCATCTACATTACTACCTACTGGTTATATAACTACAGGATACATTAGATATGGAACTCTTGAGCCTAAAAACTTTAAGCGTTTACTTGCTCGTGGAGACTTTACATTTGGTTCATTAGTACTTGAAACTGTAGATAAAGATGGTGTTGAGTATGACCATATCACCTACGAAGCAGGAGTAACCGCAGTTGAAGTTGGTACTAACAATCCTGATACAGCACAGGAGTATGTAGCCTACAAGTTTATCCTTAATCGTGATACTACAACTACTAGCAAAGGTCCAATATTTAAGGGCTATCAAGCAAAGGCTACTATTGCTACACCCCGTCAAAGAGTTATGAGATTTCCTGTTTATTGTTTTGATACAGAAACAGATAGATACAATGTAGTATCTGGATATGAAGGTAAGGCACTGGCACGACTACAACTACTAGAAGGAGTTGAAGAAAATGGCGACGTTGTTACCTGGCAAGACCTTACTACTGGCGAAAGTCGTCAGGTAGTTGTTGAAGAAATCTCGTTTATGCGTATGACTCCACCTGATAAAAGATTTGATGGATTCGGCGGCGTAATTGAGATAACTATTAGAACGGTATAATACTATGACACCTGCTGACTGGGCTGCAATTGCAGTATCTATAACTACTTTACTTGGCGCATTGGCTGTAGGAGTAAGACACTTAGTTAAACACTATCTGTCAGAACTTCGCCCCAATGGAGGCTCAAGTTTGCGTGACCAGGTCAACAGATTAGAAGAGAAGGTTGAATTTTTAACTACATTTGTAATAGAGGCATTTAAAAATGAAAGCAAATAATTTTCCTAAATGGTTTTATGATAACAATACTAATGCTGATTTTGAAACAGGGTTAGTAGAGTTTAAAGACAAAAAGAATCTTAAGTTCTTACAGATAGGTGTCTTTACTGGCAATTGTTCAGCATGGTTATTAAAGAATATTCTTACTGACCCATCATCATTGTTGGTAGATATAGACCCTTGGTGTGGTAATTTACCGCATGAATCCATGTATGATTGGGCAGATATACAAGCAGCATATAAAGAACAAATAGAACCATATGGCAAAAAAGTTCAAGCACATAAAGCATTTAGTGGTGACTGGTTAAAAGATAACCGTGAAGTTAAATATGATTTTATTTACATTGATGGTGACCATCTACCTGAATCAGTAACCTTAGATGCTGACCTATCTTGGGACTTACTTAAGTCAGGTGGTATTATGGCCTTTGATGATTATGAGTGGGACCATCCAAATGGTACAGATAAAAACCCTAAGCCAGCAATAGATGCTTGGCTTGCAAAACATAAGAATGAAATAGAAATAATACGTAAAGGATGGCAAGTATGGATAAGGAAAAAATAAATGACAACTGTTGCCAAGAGAGCCACACCTGCTGCAATTGCTGTTCTCCGTCAAGCGACGGCGTTAAGACCGAAGCGCAAGAAAGCCAGCGATGGTCTGCTTCCATCTGCTGCTCATCTGAAATCCAGTCCTAACTCAGACCATAACACAGGGTTTGCAGCCGACTTAACTCACGACCCTAATGGTGGTATAGATTGTTTTGAAATCTATGACAAGTTACAGTCAGATAAACGAGTAAAGTATTTAATATTTCAAGGTAAGATTTGGTCAGCCAAGAATGGTGAAGCCAGATATACTGGAGTAAATCAACATAATAAACACCTACATATTTCCATCAAAGATAACTGCGGTAACGATACGTCACCTTGGTTTCCTTGGTTGGGAAAAGCAACAACACTAAACAAAGTGGTAGCGGCAACAAAGCCTTTACCGAAGAAGGAGAACAAATGAAAGATTTAATTGCTAAGTTAAAAAGCAAGAAGACTAAGGCTGCATTCAAGTCTTATGTCCGTGCTGTACTAGCATCAGCAATCACAATGGGACTAGCATTGGCTGCTGATTTAACACCAGAGTATGCAATCCTAATCGGTTCTGTAGCCGCACCATTGGCTAAATGGGCAGATAAGACCGAAAAAGAATACGGTATAGGCTCTAAATAAGTACTCTTAATTAGCCTTTAAAGGCTGTTTATAGACACGAATAACCCCCGCCCTAGTAGAGATACTAGAAAGCGGGGGCTTTTCTTGTTTTCTAAGCAGTTCCCCTCTACTTAGATAACTCTTTTACCACTTGGAGGATTTTATCTGGTTGTACCAAATAGCCCTTTGACGGATTAGGTTCTATATTACAGGTAATTGGATGACCATACAAGGTAATGGCACGCCGTAAATGTTCTATTGGTACTATCAATACAGTTCCTTCTAATACAAATGCCCAGTACTCAGCCTTAGTTGAGGAGATACCAGATGGATACCACTCACTATTATTGTGTGACCAACACACAGTTTCTATATATAAGTTGCCAGTATTTTTCCACTTTAAATCTGTTTTAACTTCTATGGTTTTACCATTAGTTAGTAGTTGATTAACTAAC